AACAGAGTAATTGTATTATAGATGGTATAATATTTGCAATGTAATTGAGGAATCTTTAAACTTTCATCATGAAGATTGTCTGGATCAATGACTGAATCATTTTCCCACATTAATTGAATTTTATCAAGATCCATAATAAAAAAAATAATTGCTTACAACGGTGTTCTTCCGTTTGTTCCTAGTATATCATATATTGTATACTTAAATGTGACATCTGCCGTAAAATATTGAATGTCTGCTTCAGATGAATCAAATTCTAAGGACGAAAGAGAAACTGGAAATAAATCTTTAAATCTTACAATAGCAACATCTCTATAATTACTATTCAAAATATGAAGACTTGCATCACTAAACTGTTGATCAAGTGCTCCTTCGCCTGAAATTTCATCAGTTGTTAAAGTTTTAAACTGTTGAGTAGTTTCTGGATATCCAAGTCCAGTCAACCAATTGTGCATTTTCATATAATTTTCAAGATTCTCATCAACTAAAAATCTCAAAGAAAAATCACCATAAGTTAATTTATCTCCAGGAATATCAATGTCCTTGAGATATGTTGATTGAACAGAATTTCCTAGTGTTATTTCAGGTATTCTTGCCGAGTTGCAGAAAAAAGAAACCTTAGGTTCTTTTGCCAAAGTAAATCTAAATCCAACAGGTGCTAAAAAATTCCTGTTTTGGATTTGTTTATCAAATGCTGTGGCCATTATTATCCTCCATTACCACCGCCATTTCCACCACCGTTGCCTCCACCATTACCATTGCCGCCATTACCATTTCCGCCATTACCATTTTTATTACTTTCGCTGTCACTACTATCATCTACCGAATGTCCATTTTCTTTTCGTAGATATCCGGCAGGACCTACCATCTTATATCCTTTTGGAATTTGCTTACATTTTTTATCTGTATAGCAATAGTATTGACCTAAGGGACATCTCTTTGATGCTGCCTCCTCAATAAACTTATTAAAATCTTTCATCAGTCAATAATCAAGGAATACCACTGTTCACTCATACCCATGATAATATTATTTGCAGACTCTTCATCTTGAGCATAACCCTCATCAATCAAATGCTGTACAAGCGTAGCATGACGTTTTAATGCTTCTTTATGCTCTCTTGGTGTAGATTTCATCTCAGGATTGCTTTTATCTATATTTAGACAAAAAAAGACCCCCTTGCGGAGGTCTGATGAACTTTGTGTATCCGATGGATCACATAAGGTTTTGAACCTTAACGCGACGATAGTAGCGGTTAGAGTTACGGGCGATGACACCAGGGTTGTCAAGGGAAGCACCACGAGCAAAGGGATTAGCGACCATGCCGTAGCGAGTCTTAAATCCGATTTTGGGCTGGAAGGTGTTCTCTCCAACTGCACGAACCATCTGAAGAGGAACGTATGGGCAGTAGAACAGACCTGCGTCATAAGGTGAAGAACCTTTATAACCAACAACGTAGTACTGGTTAGCAGAAACGTTGGCAGCATAAGGATCGATATAGACCTTATACTTACCTTGAAGAACACCAGCGAAGGTGTTGCCGGAGTCATCAACGTTAAGATTAGCGTTGAGTGCAGGGGTGTAATCAAGAACACCTGCCATGGTGAGTGCAGAAGCAACGTCAGCAGAGCAGAGGATCATATTACCCTTTCCTCTACGAGTTTGCTGCGCGATGGCGTTGGCATCTCTTTCCATCTGGAAGATGAGACCCTTGAACTTCTCAACAGACCAACGTCCATTAGAGTCAACGTCAAGGTCGAAAGTACCACCGGTTGCAACATTAGCCTGAGCACCAGGAACAGCAACGTTATAGATGGTTCTGATAACTTCGCGGTTGATCTCAGCAAGAATCTCTGTAGAGAGAATATTTGCGAGTTCCGCTTCAGCATTCAGACCATGAATTGCTTTCAAGTCCTGAGCGAGTTCGAGTGAATACTCAGCTTTCAGAGCGCGTGACTTGGCAGTAACGGTAACTTTCTCAATCGAGAAAGCCATCTCGTTGAACTCATTATTCGTGCCATCACCCAATGCTTCAGCATTCTGGGTGGTCATGCCGTTGCCTACGTTGTAGGTAGTGGCATCAGCAGTAGCAGGGAAAGTGCCATCAAGAGCACCAGGGTTGGTTCCTTGCTGGTTGGTAGTACCCAAACCAACAGCAGCCTGAGTCATTCCACCCGTCAGACTGAATCCGTCATTCTGACCAGAGAATGCAGAGTCTGCTTCGTTGTAGAATGCCTCTTCGCCGCCTTGTCCGGCATAGCGAGAGCGCATTGCGAAGATCAGTCCAGTAGGACCATTCATCGGTTGAACGCCAGCCAGGTCATAAGCGACCAGGTTAGGCATGGAGCGTCTGATCAGGGAGATCAGAACGGGGTCGAAATTACTGATTGCTCCAGTACCACCAGTGGTGGAGTTAGTAGGAGCTGCTTCTCCGAGGAATTCTTGCTCCTCTCTAAGCATTTTTTCTTGGTTCTCCAGAAGAACTGAGGTAACCATTCTCTTATGAGGATCTTGGATTTCTCCGAGACCGTCATGATTAAGAATTGGTGCCCACTTCTCCTGCAGTTGTTCGGCGTTGAACATTTGCATTTGAATTTTGCCTCTTAAATTTTTTTGTTTTGTTTGTTGTTAATAATTTAAAAAATCACTTTTTCGAAACTCTATTCAGAGTCTGAAGATATGATTCCATCAAACCAGATACTTCTGGTTGATGTCCTCCCTCTGCACCTTCAGAAATATTTTCTGAATGGTTTCTTTGTGCGCTGGGATTAGCAGAGAAATAAGAATCTCTCAGCGTTGCCAGTTTTTCACGATAGTTAGATTCACTTTCAAACTCAACATTTTCAGCAAGAGAAGCGAGTTTTTCCTTTTGGGAGAGAGCAAGACCCTCTGATACATCCGCAAGGATTACATCGGCAACCGATTCTGATAATCTTTTGTTTAGAGCAACGTTCTTATTGATTTGCTCATTGAGTTTATCTTCCATTTCATCAAGTTTTTCTACCATACTATGAATTACATCATATTTTTCTTCAGGGATAGTTACATAATGATCTTCAAAAAGTCCTCTCATTCCAGTGAGGAATGATTCGGTCATTTCGGTCTTAAGACCGTGCTCAACTGCGAGTTGATTTTCAGAAATCCACTCATCAGCAACATACTCAAGGTACGCATCAGTGCGCTCAGAAAGTTCTGCCTTAACAGCAGCAACTTCTTCAATGAGAGCCTGTTCATATTCAGACTTCATTTCTTCTTTGATTTCTACAATCTTAGTTCTAATTGCTGCTTCAAAGATAGTGCGTGCTTTTTCTTGGAATTCTTCGGAAAGTTCTTCGCCAGAAATCAAAGCATTGATGTCTTCTTCAACATCAATTACTTCTTCCTCGACAATTGCTTCTTCCGAATCTTCTGTAGTTTCGGCAACAACTTCTTCTTCAGTGGTCTCTTCTTCGGAAACTACTTCTTCTTCGGTTGTTTCTTCTTCGGATACAATTTCTTGATCCTCTTCTACCTCTACTTCAGATTCCTCTTCCTTCATGCCTTTTGCAGTTTCCGCAGGTTTGGCACCTTTGTTTACAACATCTCTAACTTGTTTTAGAGATGCACCAGGAGTGGCGAGTTTGTTAGAATCGTCATCGGGTCTAGAGTTTTCTGGGGTCGGCCCACCTAGATCCTCATACGTAGCAGGAGTACCACCTGTGGTTAACTTCTGCATTGGTTCTCCAGGCGCAGCGTTTTTAGTTACTACGTTTTCCATTTCTTGTAAATTGCTACCAACGGACATTTGATTAGACATGATTGTATTAATCTATATTTATTTATAATTTAAAGATTTGAGAGGAAATTATTAAATAACTCCAACTTATGTTCCTCAAGTCTTTTTTGAGAGACAAGAGTATTAATTCTTTGTTGTGTTCTTTCTGCAAGTTGTTCGCGAAGGATTCCTCCTTCCCAAATCCACTCTTTTCCTTCCATAATTCCTGATACAAATGCATCAGGTGCAGAAGGATCGGCAACGATATCAGCGGCGGTTGCCAACATGAAATCT